GCTGCTTTCTAGATGCACTAGGTAAAGTATAATAATCTTTCAATGATATTTCACCTGTTCTCCAGTACCAGTTGCCAGTTTTTAATAGATTATTTTCCATATTTTGTTTTTAATATTGATAATGCTGTACTAGTTAAATTAAAATTATTCAATACCCATCCAATATAAGATTTTGGAATATTATCTAGTTTAATACCTTTATATTTTCCAACTAGCCATATTTCATCTGAAATTCTAAATGGAGTAAATGGTTTAATACTGGTAACGGAATTAAGTTCATTTATAAACTTTTTTGTGTGCTGTGTATGTTGTCTTTTCATTTATATATATTTTTTTACAAATATAGTACTTTTGTTGATTGGGCACAATTCGTCCTCCCTGTTTTTTCTCCACACCCACCAAACTTCCTTAAACCAGTCTATGTTGAATTTGTGACCCTCAACAATTGCCCCATATTTAAGTTACGAATTGATGACCTTTTTTGTAGCAGGTATGTCTATTATCTCTATTTGAGTTTTATCCACCTGTAAGACCCGTACTGATGATTGGAATAATTACTAACAATTCTATCTGGCTACCCTCGGGGCGATAGTCATCCTTTTTCTGTCAGATGACCTACATTTATAATTATACACATTTTTCCCAAAAGATAAAAATCTCGTCAAATATTTTTTTTTCTAAATTAAAGTATTTATATTTGTAAAACAATTAAACAAATACAGATATGGCAATTTATTACAATACAACAGAGATTAATGGCGAGGAACTTCGTCTACGTATGGAAAAATGCAACTCTCAAAATATGAAAGTATATGAGTTAGCAAAGGAGGTTAAAACTCTATGGAGATGGAAACTAATTGAACTTTATGAACAATTCTTCGGTGAAAGGATGTTAGATGCAGTGGCTAGCAGGGCATTAAGTACATTGGTAGCACAAGGATATTTAACACACACTGGTGAAAAGATTAGAAGTGATAAGGGTGCATACAATGTTATTTATCAAGTTAATGAAAATCCACCAATTAATCCAATTACAATTCCAAAAAAAATTTGTGTGGAAATGAAATTTATTGATATTGATGGTAAAATTACATTAGATATGGAGGGAATGTCTGATGAATTTATATCTAAGATGGCACATTATGATAATTTATTTAACAATTAAACAAAATAAAAGATGGCAAACAACAACACACAGTCTAGCATTGTTAGACAATCAACCTTGAAACTAGTAGTAGAGTATTGTAGATTAATTGGTACTCCTTTGAAAATGAAGGAGATAGTGGGAATTACCAACGTATTAACCGATTATTGTGAAAATGGTTATTCCAAAGAAATGGGTGAAAGATTATCAAAGATTGATGAACACATAATATCTTTATTTCAAGAACAAGAATAATGGAAGAATTTATGAAATATATGACCGACAACTATGAAGGTCTATACGAGATATACGTAACTCAAGTTCACGATGATAGTATTACATTTGAGAACTTTTGTCTAAAGATGTATCACGAACATTTAAAAACTGGTAAGTAGAAAATTGGGAACCTTGGTGTTGGTTCCCTTTTTTTTTATAAAACATTTTGATTTTTAAATAATTTTTTGTATAATTATAAAAGTGGGGGGAGTCTTTAATATTCTGTATATTCTATTGATTGCCATCTCTGACGAACCCCACGTTCTTTTTTATAGAAGTGAGATTTTTTAAAAAGATAAAACCCTGAAGATTATGTCCTCAGGGTTTTTTTATTTAAGATATTTTGAAACTACTTCTCATCCCATTTAGATTTACATACAGCGTATGCTTGTCCTTCCTCAGGATATTCACCAACAATTGCACTAATACATCTACCGATATATTTGTCCTCATCTTCATCTGATGGTGATGGAATTGGAAAACCTTCTTTAACTTTATTTGCTTCAATGGGAACACAATTTGGTACCATACGACCATCTAATTCTTTCATTCCAATTGGTTCATATCCTTCCCAACACGCACCTTCAAGACCTTCATCTTCTGCCATCTTTTTTGGTTTCTTAACATCAGATAGTTTAAATCTGAGTTTTATAATGTTTTCTAAATTCATAGTCCGTTGTATTTTTTAAGTTTTTTATTCTCATTCATTAAATTCTCAACCTTTGTTTCAAGGTCTTGAACTTTTAGATTTAAAGATTGTATTTCCGTCTTAAGGTCTTCAATTATCTTTACGTATATACCAATACTTAATTCTAAATTTCTAAGTACTTGATTATCAGTTTCAGCATCACTACGTCTTTTACCAACGAAGAATGCTGCAATACCTGTTAATGCATTTGATATAACTAATAATAGTTCTGTGTTCATTCTATTTCTTTTCCCAACAAGTAAATTCGTAAGAAGGTATTGTTGCTGTTGTTTTTATATACATATATATTTTATTTTAGTATCCACAATCCATACAAGGTGGATTATAGTGTGCTTGATCTGAGTAAACTTGTAGGTTTCTCATTGTCTGTGCTAAACTATAACCATATCTTGATGTGTGGTTTAAGTAAATTGGTGAGTTGTATTTTTCGCTGCGATTTGCAATCATACCATCAATTGTTGATTGTGAATTATATTGAGGGAATTGATTTTGACCACGTCCTGTGATAAGATAATCTTGCAATCTCATCATATAAAAATCAGCACGTTGTTTTTGAATAGTACGTAAATACTTCATTGTTTCAATATCCACACCATCTCTACCGCCATCAACCGCACCTGGTTTAACTAATCCTACGTTCATTGTTCTCACGTGAAGATGTGGTATCATCTCGTAATATGCAGTTTGAATCAAATAGTCAGCAATATAATCATTAACCAAGATTAATTCTTGTGCGTTAAAAGTATTACCCGTTGCAGATATTTGGTCTAACAAATGGTCATAAAATAAAGTTCCTAATAGTGGCTGTAAGTGCAAATCCTGTGCAATACCTATTTCTGCACGAATTGTATCCATATCAACATTCTTGTTAATATTGGTAAACGCCTTTAATTTATTTTCTGATATTAATAATTTATTAGCCATATTATACTTGTGTTGGGGTTTCTGGTTTATTCTCTACTAATGGTTGTTCTACAATATCACCAGCTTCATATATAGATAGAGGTTTAATTTCAAACGATGTAGGTCTTTGGAATTTCATACTTACCAATTTATCAAATACTGATAGTAATTGTTTTTGATATGGCATAATAACCGTTTTACGAACGTACTCAATGTGAGTATTAATCTCGTCTTTAGACCCCAATTTGTTTGCTGTACTGATACCAAATAGTTCACCTGATGATATTCTATGTGCTGACAAAATTGAACGGATTATATCGTCATAAATTGCTTGATAATATTGGTCATTACCTGATGTTTGAATCTGTGTAATTTCAGGTGATAATTCCTTACTTTCGTTGAATGAAATGATTGGACGACCTGCGTTGTTTACAGATGTAAACTGTGATTCCAATGCACGTGTAACCAAACGTTGTTCTTCATCGCCAGGGATACCATTATTCATATTAATCCAAAGTGATGGTAACATACCATTCTTTAGATTGTTTGCGTGAAACTCTTTAATGTTTACATCAATCTCAATTGATGCCAAACCACCTGAATAATCAGGATGTGGATAGTATGACTGAGATGGTGAATATGATTTATAATAGAATATTTGAGATGGGTCTGATTCTTCAGTTGAAAAAGAAGCATATGATGTTACAGGGAATTTCTTAATATTTGACCAATCGGCTGAATAGTAATATTTCTCTACTTTATCTTTCTCAGGATTAATTTTACCTGAACGGATTCTACTAAAATCTAAATGATATATTTCAGCAATTGATTTTTTATCTTTTGACCAAATAACATTTAATGAAAACCCACCGAATAATACTAAGTCCAATGCACATTTGGCCATAACCTCTGAAACATTTTCACTTTCGTTAATAAAATTAACTGTAGCCATTGGGTTGTTTAATGATACAATACCATCACCCATAATCTGTTCCTTCTTTGAGGTTACAATTGCTTTGTGTATTGCACAGTTATTATATCTTGAAATAAGATATTGTGGCATTAGGTTATTTTCTCCGTAAAATACAAAGTCCTTGTTATTAAAAACCTCCGAAAAGATTGGTAATAATGGTTCTTGTGTAAAATTTACTCTACCTAATTGGTATTTTTGTTTTTGTTCACTCATAATTATTCTTGTATATATATGTAATTACTATTATCCTCGTCAGGTGATACATAAGTAACAAAGTCGTTACCCTGTTCGGTTGTACCATTTAAACGTACCATCCCTGTATAAACCAATTGAGTACCATTACCATATATTTTTAATTGGTATTGTCCTTCATAATTTAAATCATTAGTTGTTAGGTCTAATACAATCTCACAATATCTAATATTCTCACCAAATTGTGCTGGATTAGAGATACTAATCGTATATGATTTTTCTTCTTGAGATAGAATATGTAAGAATGTAAGTGTATATCCACTAAAATCGGTACGTGAATTGTTATTGATGTTTAACACCAATTCATTCACCTGTCCTTTATTCATTATAATCATATGATGGGTCTATATATACTAAATATAAAAAAAACTTAAGCGAAAGGGTATTGCATAAAAAAAAAGGGACATAAGTCCCCTTTTCCTTTTAGAGAATATAGAAATGGTCCTAAAACCGAATATTATCCTACGATTGTAGATTGTGTAAATACAGCCGCAATCAATGCTTCTGGTGTTGTACCTGTGTAACCTGCTGGAGCTTCTAACACTCTTGCTGGCTCATTTTCTTGTGCCGTAAAAATCATCTCAAATCCGTTTCTGTCACCTAAAGCTAAACCAGTTCCAGCTGAACCTCCTGATAAGTAAGAATAGTTTACTTGACCAATTACGTAAACTACGTCATTTTGGTCAATTACTAAAATCTGTAAATTATCGTTTTGTCCCAATACTTTCAATTGGTTTCTCTTTTCTTGGTCATACTTGAATAAAACTGCAGTTAAAACTTGTTCCCAATACACGGTGCCATTTTCATATGACTTAGTAGTATTTTGTACAAGTGAACTTGTGTTTCTCTTCAATTCAAAACCATAGTAAGTAACGTCACCACTATCTGTAGCACCTGTGATAGCACTATCAGAATTGTAAGTGTAACCAGATGTAAAACCTGATTGTCCTGCTACGTATATTTTTTTCACACCACCGATTGAATCAGAACATCCTAATGCGGCTCCTGTGGATATAAAACAACTCATATTGTATTAAATTAATTTTTTTAGTTTATTTTTTAAATATGAGGGGACTTTCACCCCTCAGTTTTTTTATAATTTTACTATGCTACGTTGTTAGTTGCGAAGTAGTTAGTTCCTGAGAATGCTGCGATAGCTGCTGAGTAAGAGTAGTTAGCTCTGATTTTCAACACATCAAAATCTCTTGACCAGAATGCATCCATCTTCTCGTGGTCTGACATTAAGTCAAATCCGCAGAACATATAAGAGGCAGGTCCAATAACAACTTTACCACTACCTGCCAATCCTAATGTTGGTAATACTTTAACGTTAGTAGATGGGTGCACTGCACTCATATTGTTTGTAACGTTAGTTGTACCAATGTAGTTTTGGAAGAAGTTAGCTCTAACTAATGCTTGATTGTAAAGACGGAAGTTAGAGTAAGACATAAACACTACTAAATCGTCAAATGCTAAAGCATCATCAGATAATGAAGAGATTAATTTGTCTACTTCTGTGATTGGGTTACCAGATACACCATAAGCTGCTGTAGATGAGAATGTAGTACCACTTGAGTTAGCAACTGAAGTTTGACCTGTTGCAATTAAAGTGTTGAAACCATTGAATGCATCACCACCTGCTGTAGTTGCTGTCCATAATTTAGTTTCAATTCTTTGTTGAATTTGCTTAACTTTTAAATCAATGATTTGATTTAAGAAAGGTACTGTTTCAGGATCTTGACCTGGAGGTAACAATAATGATTGGTATGTATCCCAAAGTTGTTGGAAACATAATTCTTCGTTTACTTTCTCGTGTTGAGAAGATAAAGATACTTGAGTAAATGTTGTTGTACCACTTGCATCCCATCCACAAGCTCCTGATTGGAAAGATGGTGCTGAGTTTAACAATTGTACTTGTTGTGTACCACGGATACCTAATTTAACTGTGGTATTTGCGGGGGTTGTAGCTCCGATTAACGCTTTTGCTACAATTTCTTGTGAACTTTGGTCAGTAAAACCAGTAATGCTGGATACTACGTAACTAAATTCGTCTTTTGAATAAACTTTCATAATTCGTTTAAATTTTATTTTTTTTAATTATTTTTTATTAGATTCTCTCATAGCCATAATTGCTGCAATTTTTTCTTCTGCAGAATCAGCATTTGACAATTCTTTATTAAAATCTGTTTTACCGTCAGATATTTTCTTACCTGCTGGTTGTGATTTGAAAGCACTAAACTCATTGTTCATTGCTTCCATCTTTTCTTCCATTTGATACATTTTCTCAGAGATTTTCTTTACAAACTCTTTCAACATATCCATTAATTCAATTTGAATTGGCGCTCCACTGTCAACTCCTTCTGGCATTTCATCTTCTTCACCTTCACCCATTTCATCAGAAATAGCTTCTTTGATTGATGCAATCATACCATCTTTAGTTTCAATTTCAGTACCATCTTCCAATTTGTGAACACCATCTGGTGCAGGTATTTCAGCATCAGGTGTAATAACAACAACCTTAGCACCTTCTGCTAATGCGTCACCTTCAACCTTTACTTCTGTACCGTCTTCTAATTTTGCACTAACGAAAATTTCTTTAACTGTAACTATTTGGCTTCCAGTAACTGTAATTGCAAAGTTTTCCTGCAATCTATATTCACCATCTTCTAACGCCACTTGTTCAAATAACTCATTGATTTTTACAATCTTATTACCAACTTCTAATTTAGGAGTTTGGATAATTGTATTATCTTCAAGTTTGAAAGACGCTAAAACAGGTTCATCAGCTATAAAACCAAACTGCACCATCAACTTTTTAATTTCGTTAATTGCTGTTTTTGGATTAGACATAATCTGTTTTTATTTTGTTTTAATTTATTGTTCTACTTCTAAATATGGAAATTTATATATATTCCCAAATTATTTTATATTTTTTATAATTTCAGCTACTTTTTTAAGGAACATCTCTTCTCTACAGAATGCAGCAACCTCTTCAAAGTAACCTGAAACACTAAATCCGTTCAATTCACCCTGTTTTACTTTGTTCCAAACATCGTCATTTTTTACTTTCATTGATACAAACCAAGTACCTATTGGAAGTTCACCATAACCATATTTGGTTGATTTATCTTCCATATCTTCCTTAATCCAAGATTCTATCACATATACATCCTTTACAGCTGTACCATCGTGATTCTCGTCATTATTGTCAAGATATTTGTTTCTCATATACTTCTCAGCAATCATCTTGATTGTATCAGCACTGAAATAAACGTGATATGGGTTTCCCTCTTTGTCTTTTCTATATATCTTTAAATCAGGAACCATCGCTGGTCCAATCACCACCCTTTTTTCTTCCGAATCAATTGCAAACTTTTGAAGTGACATATTATTCTTTCCAAATGAATTAACTTTTGATTCAGCCCAACTAAGTGCTGATAATCCACCCCAACTATCATACATCAATTTACCACAACCATCGTCATAACTCTTTGAAGATTCTAAATCTACTTTGTGACGTGATAGGTATGAGTACATACGTTGGATTGTTTCCTCTGATATTGGTTCACCATTAGCAAGTTGATTAGCACGTTGTTTACCCACATCAGTTCCACAGTCACCCCAACCATTCTCATCAACCCACTTAAGTACCGCCTTAGCATTGTTCTTAACTGAATCAGGATAGTCAGAATAACTTTCCATATTCTGTTTTTTCTTCTTCTTTCTAATATTAGGGTCTTCAAAACCACCAATTGTACCAACGTCATATCCCATATCCTCTTTTAGATATTCTCTAATTTTCTCAATATGACCATCCATATATGATACATCGTGTACCATACCACTAATCTTATCTATTTCATTTATAATATCTTTAAAATCATCAACCAAAACTACCGCTTCTTCATATTGATGTTGTGTTGCAGATTCAGATTTAATTACTTCATCCTCAATTCTAAATACATTATCTGCAACTTGTGCCGCACTTCTAATCATTCCGATAGTATCCTCATCATTGTCCATAGATATTAGATGTTCAAAGGTTGCTTGTGCGCCAGGACAGATTTGGAAAAATCTTGTATGGTAACCATATACATTAACATTTGGTGCAACAATTTCAAACTTATCCGCTCTGATTAATGGTGCATTTTCTTTAATATCTGCAATTTCATCAGGGTTATTATCTATATGTCTTTGGATTCTTAACTCTTTTAATATTCTCCATTTAGGTAGACCTTGTGTAAAAAACACTTTATCCTGTGGGATACCAATTTCTCTAGCTACTCTATATACATCATTACTTTCTGTTTTACGTCTTTTAGTAACAATATAAAGGTCATTACCTTCGTTAATTAGTCTTCTTGCTAAGTCCTTACCTCTTTGAGTAGATAATGTGTCATCGTAGTCAATTGATATTTTAGCAAAGTTTTCCTTAGATAAACCCAAATTCCTAATTGTTGAAGGTGATGGGTTACCCAAAGTTTTATTGGTAACAGTATTTGGTTGTACAAAATCTGGCGTGCCAGGAAGTGGAACACCTAATGGACCTGTTATTTTATCTTTATTTACAGAAGATTTATTAATTATATCCCCTGTTCTTTTATATAAAATTTGAAACCATCTATGTCTGCAATTAAATCCACCTCTCCACATTCTTGCACTATCACCAAAATCGTTGGTAATTGCTTCAATATCTTCATTTCTCCAAACTCTATTTTGTTGAATTAAAGTTTTACAGAAATTTCTTGTGGTTGGAATAATTGCACTTTGTGATATGTTTGGTGATAAATCATATTTAAATCTAACTCTATAATAATCAGTATCTAATCTTGAATCATCATTTGGGTTTGTTGAATAAAATTGATCCTTTTCATTTTCAATTACTTTTACAAATTCCCATCCCTCAGCAAGAAATTCTTCCTCAGATTGACCATATTTCATTAATTTTTCAAGATACAATTCATCTTCTCCGTCAGGAATGTGAAAATCTTCTTGTTTAACTTTATTAAAAAACATCCAATTAACTTCAATTGCTGGTTCATCAACAAGGGAAATAGAATCAATACCTGATAAATCATCATCTTCTTCTATTTTTAATTCATAAACTTTATCTTTCTTAATCATATTATTAAATATATATATTTTTATCTACCTTGTCCACGGTAAGACTTAGGTTTTTGTGATTTAGGTCCATAGGACTTTTTACCATTTGGTTGAGATTTTTTCTTACCAAAAGATATTTTGTTACTTGATTGTGACTTTCCTTTAGCCATATTATAAAGTGCTTAGATTTTTCAGTCTAGCCTGTTTTTCTTGTTCGTTTGTCATATCTTTAGATACAACATAAGTTTTCATTATTAATGGTGATTGTTCTTGTGCAGGGTTACTTACAATTGGACTATCAGGTCTTGTAACCATCAAGTTTGGTGCAAATGATGTTCCACCACCCATTTGGTTTAGAGTTGATAATAAAGGTGCAAACATCGTTACAGCACCTCTTGTCATTACAGCTTCACCACCTTCAGCTTCAATCATTGTTCCACCTTGTGCGTGACGTGGACCATCTATATATCCACCTCTTGCATATCCTCTACCTAAATTATTTGATTGTTGTGAACTTGCGGTTCCTGATGTTCCACCACTATCACTTTCATCAATTGATTTAAGTTTACCAATACCTTGTGCTATAATTGTTGCAATTCCTAATCCTGCACTAATCTTTGCTTTAACAGCGTAGGCTGCAGCAATTGGGATACCTGCTGGTCCTAATGGTGCAACTGATGCTGAGAATGCAACAATAGCTCTTGATGTATCTGTAATGATACGTGCAATTGCAATTGTAGCTTCAACAAGTGCTGCCGCCTTTTGAATTTGTTTATTTTTACCAGCAATTGCAGATAATGCTGAAGCAAGTCTTTCACCTACTTGAATGGTCATATCTGCGTTTGCACGTTTAGAATCTAATTCTAATCTATCTAATTCTAATTGTCTTTGAGTATTTTGTTGTCTATTTTGGATTAATTTATCCTCAATAATTTTGATTTGTGCTGCATAAGATTCACGAGTAATTTTCTTACCATCTAAATCAACTTGAAGTTGTTCCTTTTCTTTAACTAATTGTTCCTCAGTTGCAACATACTCATTGTTATATATTTCTCTTAAATCAACAAAATACTTTTCCCACTGTGCTTTTAAACCTTTGTTACCAAAGATAAAATCACCATAAACAGTGTTAAAATCATTTTGTTGTTCTAATCTAATTCTATTATTATCTAATTCCTGTTCTTTTACACTTGTTGCTAATTCCTTTTCTCTTAATGCAGCTTCCTGTATTAATTGGAATTGTTTGATATAGAATGAATCCTTAATCTTAAGAATATCCATTGCATATTGAGTTTCCATATCTTTGAAGACTTTCATTTGTTCTTCTTTGGTACGTTTTTGAAACTCATAATCGTATTGTAATGCCGTTTTATCGTCATTTAATTTCTTAAGTCTTGCTTCCTCTTGTCTTCTTTGTTCATCCTCAATTGCTGCAATTTCAATGTCAGCAATTTTTGAATTGTATGCTTCAACACGTTTAGTATCTTCATCTAAAGCATCTTTAACTTTTTTAGCATTCTGTTGACGCATTAACTCTGCTTCAGCAAATGTTAGCTTATCGTGTTTAGTTTGGATACGTCTTTTTTCATCCAAATATCCTTGTAATACTTTTTTATCTGTTGCATCTTTATCTATCTCTAATTGGATAAGTGCATCTAATTCTTTTAATCTTCTATTATATTCATCTTCACCAAATTTCTTAAGCAATTCTTTCCTCTTACCTAATAATAATGCTTGATTATCATATTCCATAATTCCGTTTTCGATAATCTGTTTTGTAATATCTTGACCGTTTTTAAGGATTTTTGCGTTAATTTCTTCTGATAATTTTGCTCTATCTTCTTCTGTTAATTTTCTATCTTCACTTATTTTCTTTTGGTCATCGTACAATTGTTTGTCAAATTCACGAAGTAATGCCAACTTATCTTTACCACCTTGTTTAGTAATTTCAAATATCTCTTGTTCTGTTTTACCCGCAGCCTTAGCTCTAGCAACGTTTAATCTTATTGATAGTTCAATTGCTTGTTGGTCATTTTCAAGAACCCTTTGTTGTTCTTTTATTGTTTCAGTCAACGCCTTGTTTGCATTATCGGCATCTTCTGTACTATTAACCCAATCATAAATTAATCTAATTAATTCACCAATTACAACAATTGCAATACCAATACCTGTACCAATTAAAACACCTTTAATTGTATTACCTAATGTAGTAGTCCAAAATGTTGCTGTCTTTTCAGCTGCGGTTAAACCTTGTGTTGCAACAGCAAGTTCACCTGTATGTATGACACCATTTCTTTGTGCTTGAAATAATTGTACTTCAGCAGCGGTCATATCCTTAATAGGTTTGACTGCCTGAATGGTTTTATTACCTAAAGCATCAGTTTCAATTGTTAATAATTGAGTTTGTTTTGCTGTATTACTAATTGCTCCTGATGTTGCCGCAGCATTACTTGAAACATCAATTAAATTATCACTAAGATTTTCAGTTGCGTTTGCTGCTTGATTTGTAACATTTGTAACCTCATTAGTGGTACTGTTTAATCCCAAAAATCCTTTAGCAATATCAACAATATCATTACCTGTTTCCTTTAATTGGAACTGTAAGTCCTTTAAACTAAATGAAGAAAATACCTTTAATAAATCAATTGCTCCACCGATTTGACTAGCAAATTGTCCAATAGGACCTGGTAATAAAGATAATGAACCAAATAAGTCTTTTGATTTTGCATTACTCTTAGCTAATTGGTCATTTGCATCACCTAATGCTGTTGATAATAACTTAAATTCTGCGGTACCTTCTTTGGTTTTACGTAATTCTGCCGTTAAAACCCTAACTTGTTTTTGTAAGTTGAGGGATTTGTTAATAACAACATCAATAGGTTTACCATCAATATCATATTGAATTGATATATTTTCACTCAGTTTCTTTAATTCACCAGTCTTTGCTACCGCATTATCTATCTGTGAACTATCAACACCAACAACAATGTCTAACTGTTTCTTAGCCATATTATACTAAAGTTTCTTTTTTCTCGTCTTGGAAGACTTGTTCAATTATGTTCTTCTCACCTTTTAATACGTTGATACTACTAAAATCAATAACAACATTCTTACGATTGTTTACTTGAGATTGAATAAAATCACCAAAATCTGTCACTGCAAGATTTTCTATATTAATTAATTCTTCGTTTTTATAAATTTCTAATTTCATATTCTATATTTTAAGGGATAGTACCACTATCTATTGTTATTGCTACTTGTTGTGTTGTTCCAATATCCATTACATATGTAAAATCTACCGCACTTCCTGATGAAAATGGACAAGTCGATGATGAACCATTACCATTCATTACACAACTAGTACTTGTTCCAAATGTAACATTATCACCTGTGTCTAAACCTGTTATTGTATATAGTGCTGAACAACCACTTGGTAATTGGTTACCTGTATAACCTGGTACATTTATATTACCTCCTCCATTTACACTATAGAAAAATGTTAATGTCTGTCTAATTCCACTTACATCTCTACCATAGATTTGTAAACTTTTTGAACCACCTCCACCAGGTGTTGCACTTGGAGTAGGTGTTGGAGTAGGCGTTAATCCTCCTGTTGAACTTGGGGTTGGTGTTGGTGTTAATGTTGATGTAGGAGTAGGGGTAGGTGCTATTGCAGTTATTGATGCAGTATGATTGATAGGAAACACACAATTATGACCAATCATTCTAAATTGGAAATAATAGTTACCTGTTGGGAATCCTCCTGGTGCAACAATACTATGTGTAACTGTTTCTGTATATGTTGAACCAGTGGTTACGGTATCATATGCTGATTGAATTACCTGCCAAGGTTGTACATAATACCCATATATTGGGCTCGTAAAATGTAATGACCATAATGATATATCACCGTCTGCCTGAATAAATGGTTGCGCACCATTTCTAATCCAAGTTACGGTATAAGATAATTGCATTGTTGTTGAGGATGTTAATGTTGCGGTAAACCCTGAAGTAGTTCCAGATACACAATTATTGTTAATATCGTGTATTATTTCCGTATCATATACCTTTGGATTATTGTTTGGGTAAACAAAATTATAATCCGTTATTTCCCCTATGTATTTTCTTCCCATATTATTAAATATAAATTATTTGTTTTTATGTTTTGAATTAAGTGTAGATACCCTTAAATCCATTTCTAGGTGTTCCACCATCAGTTCTAGTAGATTTATATGTCCAAGTTGCACCATAATCTGAACTTTGCCAAATTTGTGTATTATAAGGGTCACCTGATGCATATCTAGCGATAAATGCTGTATTAGTATTACCGAGATAAACCATCGCTCTACCAACATAACCACTTGTTGAATTTAATCTTGTAAATGTTACACCATAATCAGTTGAACGCCAAATATAATCACTTTGTATAAAAACATATTGTCCACTTGCTGACATACTAACCACACCAGTTGTATTTCCAGTCGGTGAAAAAGTAGGTTCTGCCCAATTTGCACCACCATCTTGTGATGTATATGTAAATGTATCAGTAGATTTAGTTGCTATCATTGTATCACCATCATCTGAAATAGAAACAGATGAAAAATTTCCTGTTAATGAACCAATAGTCCAATTTGCACCAAAATCGTGTGAATAATAAAGGTCTAAATTGGTACCAGCAATCATATGTTGTCCAGTATTTGACATATCCCATATACAATTACCATTTCTTCCTACTGTTTCTGTCCAAGTAGACCCATAATTTGATGATACCCAAATACGTTGAGAACCACTCACGGTAACAATCATTGCCATAAAACTACCATCATCACTTATCATTGGTTGACCATAAGTGGTTCCACTAGATATTGTTTCATTAGTCCAAGTTGTACCACTATCAGAAGAATATTTATAATATCCAACAGCACCAGCTTCACATACAACTTGATATTGTGTTGTTTGTGATACAGCAACTCCATTAAAATTATAAAGTGTACCTGCAGATATTCCTAATGCAGTATTTCCTGTCCAATTTATAGCATCAATAGATGATGATGTATAACCCGTATATCCAAAACCTCCGTCTTGATGATAAAGTTTATAATTAACAAGTCCTGGAGTTGGAGTTGGGGTTGGTGTTTTTGTTGGTGTAGGCGTATTTGTTGGTGTTAATGTCATAGTTGGAGTAATTGATGGTGTAATTGATGGTGTAGGTGTATTAGTTGGTGTAACACTTGGTGTATTTGTTATTGTTGGTGTAGGTGTTGGTGTTACTGGTGTAAAACTTTCAGCATTAACCAAATATTCAAAATTATAATCATTTGGATTATGTGTTATTGAATAAGTTGTTGAATAAACATTTCCAACATTACTTGTTGTACCTGTTACCACAATTGGTAATATACCTCTATTTCCTGCAACCTCATCAATTGAAAAGTCATATCTAACCGCATTAAATGTTGGTGTTGGACCATTTGATGTAATTGATATGGTTACGGTATCTCCACTATATATTTGATATGAATATTTTTCCTCAATATCTAAACTGAAAAAATCTCGTTTAAATCCGTTTACATAAACCTCAACTAAATCTATTCCTAAATTATTTATCTCTTCTTCAAATGTAACCAAGAAAGAACCTCTAACTCTGCTACTTGAAACAGATGGAGTTGCTGAAGGTGTTGGTGTTGGAGTAGGGGTTGGTACAGATGGTGCTGTTGATGTACCGACTATTGCACCCATACTTGATGCTGTTGTTGTAAATGCTGTACATCCTGTAAATACGTTAATCCTTGCAAGTGTTTGACCACTATTAATTAAGAAAACGTCATTTTGTTGGTCATAAATTGTGTCAACAGGTTCTTCTTCTAATTGTAATAAGAAGTAATATCTCTGTGGGTCGTAGTTATAGTCTATTGCAGTACCATTTTCATACTGACTTTCAGTCGTTTCATATATATTATAAGGAATATATGGTGATGAAGCACCACTTCCAAATCTAATTGAACTGGTATAACCACTAACACCGCCACCTAATACTCCTACAAAATAGTCATAAAGGATACTCCAATAATATAAACTATCATAGATACTTTCTGTTCCTGTAAATTCTGTCTTGAATTTATACACAGTAGATGGTGCATCACAATAGTAATATTGGAAATATCTTGTTGGATAAGATTTAACTCCTTGATTATATTGAACCAATTGAACTTTTGTTAATTCTCTATTTGTTAGATTAAAATCAGTAATACTATTCCAAGTAAAATATTGATTGTTAATCTTAATTAAATCATTTGCTTTAAGATTCTTAACATCTGGTAATTTTAAATCAAAGAAACCATCCAAATATCTTGTGTTCTTATCAAATGCGTTTGTTACTCTATTTTCATAGAATAAATTGTACATATCTTGATTTGTAAATGCATTAAATAAACTTACACTATCACCAGCAATTGTTGTTGGTTCTTCTGAGTTAAATAATACACATATACTATCGTTATTAATTTTATTGCTGTCAGGGTTACCCATCGGCATTGTGTGAGATATTACTGGTGAAATTAATGCACCTGATGAATTTGTTCCATCATCATCAGTTATTCTAAAATATCCTGTAGTAACTCCCGTTAAACCAAATTGGTCTGTTGGGTCATTTAAGAATGGAGAAAAGTTACCTAAATTAAAAAATAGTTTAGGTTTTGTTTTTACACCCTTGTAAATCCAATCTACCACCGTTCCAACTTCTTGTGAACTTTCTGTGTAGTTAATTCCCAATGGGATACCTACATCATTTGGTGCAAACTCGGGATTATTATTTGGATTCCATTTTCTTATTACTTCAGACGAAAAAGTTGTTTCAATTTTCTTTGTAGAAGATTTAAATTCTGTTGGATTATATACTTTATTTTCCCCATATATTCTTGCATTACTATCTTTAAATTGTTTATTACCATCATCACCATCTTCCATATCAGTTAAAACTAATTCAGATTCAATAAAGTTTCTTGCTGGTTGAACGGTAAATCCTTTATCCCTTGATATTTTATCGGTCCAATCATAAATGTCACCAGTACCCACGTAATAGTCATAAGGTTCAATTATAATTTGATTTGGTACATCAGGGTCAGGAATAAATAAAAGTCCAAATTTCTTAGCTATAGACGATAATACATCTATCTGTTTGATGTTTTGGTCTATGATTAAACCAAAGTCAACATAATCACCATCATTAATTTGTACAACCTGATTTGAAGGTCTTGGTAAATAAGATAATGCTTTGTTTGATAATCCAACATTTGAAATTGTTGAATCAAAATTAATATTGTTTATATATTCAGGTTGGAATGGACAACCAAATCCACAATCAACATATTGTTCTGATGTGTAACTAAATGTTGTACCAGTTGTGTTTGCTGGTATGTTTATAGGTTGGTCATAATATTGATACCCACCACCATAACAAGGTTGTAATTCAAAATTCCAATATAGATTAATATCTGTGTTACATAACACTGGTGTTCCTGTACCTTTTTTAACCACATACAATGTCCAATTATGAATTGTACGTGGATATATAGTTGAACAATTAAACTCAGATTCTGCAACTATATCGTCAACTAAAATAACTTCTACACCTTCTAATCCAAATATTTGAACTTGAGGTGTTTTATATGTTAGTTTTGTATTGTCATCACTAAAGTAACCATACATATAAAGTAACTTCATCCACGGACTGGTCATAAAATCTGATTTGATTGAATAACCGTATTGTCTAAAAATCAATTGTAATAACGAATAAACGTTTAATGTTGGTTTTAATTGATTATCTCTAACACCATCTTGAGGTGAATTGATTCTATATCTATCAACACCTGCAGCATAAGCAGCAGCGGTGTTTGCCCAACTACCTAATGTAGTTGTAGTATATAATGATGTACCTGTTACACCTGTGTATAATACAAATGTTGTGTTACCTGATACTTGGTAATTGTAACCATTGTGTACAACAGGATAAAAATAATTTGATGGTACTTCTTTATCTGATTTTAATGTTTCATATCTCCAAAATTGTAAGACATTATCTCTGTTGAAATAATGATTCATAAAATAATCAGGGTCCCTAAAGTTTAAGTCTTTTAAAAGGTTGTTACCGATTGAACCATATAAATCTCCTACTGTTGAATATAATGTAACATCATATTCTATTTTACTATTAAGTACAGATGTACTATTTAATTTCAAATATCCTGTAAAGTAACTTTCGTCATCTACTAATACATTACAAGGTACTTTTTTTGTTACATCAAAGTATAAAGATGTTTGGTCAACTTCAAAGAAGTTTTCAAAGAACTTATTGTTCTTTTTTGAACCAGGTATTTTAACACCTACAGAATAATCTGAATTTCTTTTGGAAATATCTTCAATCTCTGCAAATGATTTATTAATTGTAATTGGAATATCACCGTATAAGTCTAAAAAATCATATTCAGGTACAGTATAATTTACCTCTTGTTCGTTTGGTATAAAGTAAACTTCAAACAAACCAGCTGAAGAACCTGTTGAATTTTGTTCAAATACAATTACATCACCTGTATTAATGTTAAAATAATCAGCATTAACTGAATTAAAACTATTAAATACATTTTTTAAAAATGCATCTTCAGGTCGTCTTATAAATAACGAAAAGTAATTTGCTCCAATACCAACAGAATATAATATTGTGTCAAAATAAATTGTGCCAGGACAAACAGCCTGAACCCAAAAACTACTACCATTTGTACCAAATGAACCTGTATATGGGTCATCTGATGTACCAGTACCTGCGTAAGTTACCGAACCAATTGAATCATAGAAATTCAAACCTGTAGTTCCTGTTACAGTTATAGCACTAGGTTTATTTGTTTGAACGCGTAATACAGTTTGTTGTAAACTCATATATTAAAATCCTTTATTGACAAAGAATGTATTTGCTACCTTCATTGTAATTCTATACTTATTTAATTTTTGGTGTTTCTTTGTGATAGTTTCAACGCTAGTCGATAAGATTTGTACAGGAGTTAAATCCTTATATACTTTATCTTGTCTATCAATTGGTGATATATAATCAGGTTTCATAATGTAAACTTGTGGTGATATGAACAATTGTTCTAACCAATTACCCACAGGTACAGATATAAAATCAGATTCTAATATTATTTCTTCTTCAACATCTGTTGCAAATGTCTTAACAGTTCTTGCCATATCCCTATCAGGTGATTGCAAGTTTGTTTGATAGTATCTATTATCATATGTTTGTCTTGATATTTTCTTTGAATCCTGTCTAAATGCTGTAAATGTATAATAATCAAATCCACCACGTGCGTTTAAAAACGCTAATCTTGTATTTTGAGGTTTACAATTATCATATAGATAGAAGTAAAACGATTCAGAACTAGGTCCTAATGGTCCTACACTTTCTCTTAATTCACTATATGTCCACCAAGCGTAGTATAATTGTACTCTATAGTACGCTACTGTTGAGTAGTCTATGTTAGCAAAGATGTTTGTTATGTCTGCTGGTCCACAAGGAAGTGAAAAGACTTGTAATGTATCTGTAAATCCTGTTGGTGATGCCCAAGTTGTTCCACTAAAATTTAATTGTTGATTAAATGATGTAACCAAAGTATTATTAACATCGTAAAATTCAAACACCGCAAAATCTGCTTCCATTAATTGTCTATCTCCTGTTTGTCCGTTTAGATAATAAAGTACGTAATTATCATCAGATTGTACATATTGGACACGTGGTGCATCAGTTAAGAATCTACCTGTATCTGATGGTTCAGGTAATGATGGACCATCCATATAGAACTGATTGATTGGTGAACTATCAAATTCTGTGTTTAATGTTTGTAATGTATTATTATTTAAACCATATACACTACCTACTGTTTGATCATAGTTTGGCATTATGTACTTCTCATCCAATTGGAATTGTCCTCCAACATAATCAAAGTATTTTCCTGTATTAGTAAATCCTGATAATGATGCATAACTTATTGATGTGCTTGGTGTTGCAGTATAGTGATTAAAATCATTATTTGCGGTACCACCTGAAAACTCATTTACAATAGTTGAACCACTCAAAAACCTATACATATATTTGATATTAGCTTTGATGCTATTTGTATATGGATTATTCCAATTGATTGCTTCGGTTGTAGAAACCCAATCATTTAAATAATAATATCTATAATGTTCTGTTTCAACAAAGTTTTGATAATACTCATATGGACGAATATTAAATTTGTATGTGTATGTTGAACCTGATTGTGTTGTACTAAAGGGAACAAGTGCCATACTTCCTACCTGACTATCGTCAGAATATAAATCAACAACCAATTCCATTGATGATTGATATGTGTCGCCAGTTAAAATTACTTCAAATGAATTACCTCTTTGGTATATCATATCAGTACTTCTTCTAACTTGAGAAGGACTATTTATTGTTCCGCCTGATGGTAATGTTGTATATCCGAAACCCATATTAATTATTTTATATTTGCTGTTAAATTATATTCAATTCTATCCACTAAATCTTCAAATGCTAAGTCACCTAATAACATTACAATGTCATCATTTGTTGCAATTTGTTCAAATAGTTTATCTTCAATATTAGCTGGTCTAATACCAAATTTTTTGATATTACTTTGGATTGCAAATGCCATCCCCTTTTGTAAATCAATATTGAATCTTATATTTTTATCCTTTACCCATTTGATTAAAACATCCATTGGTAAAGGTTTCTTATTTTTCTTTATTCTACCTTTGTTTATAATATACGCAGTTGCAACTTGAGATTGTAGTGCACCGTATTTTTGGTTGTTTGAATCTGTGGCTGTAATACCTCTATATCCCATCCATTGCATAATTGCTGAGATAGGTACACCCTTCTTACCTGGTGCTCTACCTGATTGTACCCATTGAAAATAATCATTGGCAAACAATTCAATTGCAATATCTGTGTTCTTTCTAACTACTTTAACCTCAATACTATCTCTTAAACTACCAGATGCTACCTTATTACCCATACCAAATTTGGTATTGCCATAAGGATAAATTGGTTGTTCCAATAAATCCTTTAACATATTGTCAATAAGTTCAGCTATCTGTTGTGCGTTTATCATTAGTTTTCAGTTGTTCCTGAAATTGGTGGTATTGCTACCCATTCAGGTTGGTTTAATATTTCTAATATTTCCTCATTATTATATATAATAGATTTAGAAACCAATTCTGAAACGAATATTGGTTCTTCTCCAATCCATTTTATGAATGTTTTAGTACCATCATTGTTTAATCTTAAAGTATCAATTGATGTAATTAATATCTCATCAAAATTTACCTTGTTTATTTCTGAATAATCTAAGATTATATAATTAATATCCATAATTTGTTTTTGTTGCATTAAAGTTATTTAATATTTCAGTACTATTTAATTCCTTAAAATATAAATCAAACTCACCAATTTTTACAGGAAAATAACTTGAACCGATTTTATTTAAAACCCATCCAGTTGCTGAATTATTTCGTAATTGATTCCTTGATGTATTAAAAGTACCATCTAACACACCGTTTAAATATACCTTTAAACTAACTCCATTTTTCCATACTGCATATATATGGTACCACGTATTATTTGATAAAGTTGTTGAACCTAATATTGTTGATTGTATTGCACCTGGAACAATTGTAACAACATTTGCTTCTATTTTTGTACCATTAGCTGCAGTACTAACACCTATTGCTGCACTCCATCCACCACTTCCATCATCTTGCCCTCTAAACACCATAGCTTTATATAAACTTGTATTAAAATTAATCCAACCACCAAAAGTAAAATCATCTAAATCTGAACCAGATGAAGCATATGGAAAAATACCATAATCATTTGTTCCATCAAATGAAAAATAATCTGGTGTTCCACTATTAAAAGTTGGTCCATTTATTAATGTAGCATCATTTAAATTTACCGATAAATCATACCAAATTGTACCCGTACCAGGATATGAAGTAGGATTATTTGCATCTACAAATATCTTATACCCACTAGTTAATGCTGGTGTTGGTGCTTTATCATATATTGTACTAGCGATAGTACCTAAATAAGATGCTGCTAATTGTGATGTTCCTAAATATAATTGTTGTTCTGGCATATATTATTGCATTATGTGTCTAACATAGTTTATTGTGTCATCCGTATTTACCGAACAATCATATATCCCATCATACTCTGCATCATCAATAAAATCCATATAGTATATGAATAGATTAACATCTATTGTTGAAACATAATACCAATTTGTAAACAATGGATTGTCTGTTAAGAATTGTTCTATTTTTTCTTTATTTGTCATATTTAATTTTCAGTTGTTCCGCTTATTGGTATATCACCAACCCATTCAGGCTGGTCAAGAATTTCAAGCATTTCTTCATTATTATATATAATACTTTTGGAAGTTAGATTTGAAACGCATTCTGGTTCATCACCAATCCATTTAACAAATGTTCTTAAACCATCTTGTGTGAGTCTTAATGTCTCAATTGACGTTTCAAATACTTGATTAAAGTCTATTTTATCTACCTCAGCGTAATTAAAAATTACATATCTTAATTGTTCGTTTGTCATATTCTATTGCTATTTGCGTTATAATTTTGTAATAATTCTGCGGCACTTAATTGTTTACCTTTATATATTCTTACTATACCAACAGTTCCATTTAAGTATTGTTGGTAACCAGTTATACCTAATCTACCAACTTCTAATGCATTTGTACCATTAACAACACCTGTTAAATCAATATCCGCATCGTAATAGACACCATCGATAAAGAATTTAGTTCCATCTGCTGCTGAGTGTGATATACCAATTTGATATAATTGATTTTTATTTAAATAAGTTTGAACACCACCAGGTGCTGGTAATGTATATCTTGGGTAAGTACCAGTGTTACTAATTTGTCTTTCAAAGATTAATGCTTGTCCTGTATTGGTTGCATCACCTCTAACAACAAAATTCCATCCATTTAATGTACCTGACTTATTTAATGCGTTTACAATCGTAGCACTTTTATTACCATCATTATTTGCAGATGAATTAGCATTAATTCTAACCCAACATTCAATTGTCCAAGGGTCAGTTCCAAAATCTAATATTGCATTATCAGGTCCTGTTGTAAAGTCATTTGTACCATCAAATACAATTGTACCACCATTATTTGTGCTAAAGGTTGGACCGTTTGTAAGTGTTGATGTTAATGTTGTTGGTTGTAAGTTAGTCCAAGCTGTTCCTGTTCCTAAATAAGAATTTTTATTACCAGCATCATAACTTAATACTAAATCAGTTCTAACAAAATCAGGTGTCGGTAATGTTATTGACCATTTGTTTGAAAGATATGTTGTTACTTGATTTATCTCACTTTCTGTTAATACCCTATTATATATTATTATTTCACAATATTGTGTATTTACTGGTGTTGTATCACCAACTCCTGTTGGAGAACCGAACATACCTATATTGTGAAATTGTCTTGATAATAAATTCTGTGTATCGTTTTTACTTCCACTAATTTGGAGAACACCATTTCTATATATGGTTGATGTTGCACCATTATTAATTCTTGTTAATATATTGTTTGCGGTTGCTGTTGTATTATAATACTGATATGCTGGCGAGTTAAAGTCATAACCAATTATATCTGTATTAGGACTACCTGTATCTAAATCATATATTACACCTCTATCCGTTGAACCATTATATCTTGATATTATATAACCAGCACTTGATATTGTACCTCTATTTGTTACAACAAACATTGAACCATCAGGAAAACTTGTTGTATTTGTTTTAGGTCCGAATGTTGCATCTGTTGCAACACCATTATTCCATTTATCACTTCTATATGTTGTTGGTCTTGCCGTTACCTTTGCACTGTTCAAAGCACCATTTGATAATGATGTTGCTAATGTATAGTAAGCATTACTACCATTAACTCTAGTCAAGGTACTATTTGTTGAACCAGCAACTTTAGAATAGATTGCTGTAATATCTGTTCCACTTGTTGTGTAAAATGAACTATCACTCATATCAACCCAAAATGTTAAGTCACTTAAATCATTTGGATTGAATGCTGCAGGTGCTACACTTACCGCTTGTTGTCTATATGCAAAGGGTGCAAATATCATATTATATTAAGTTCTTTACATTCGCAACGAATAAGTTTGTTGTATCAAAACTTACCATTGTTATTATATCTGTTCCAACTGCTGTTGTTGGTGTGTATGCTGACCCTGATGGTTGTTTAACCGATGTTGGGAAAGATACTGTACCTGAACCTGTTGTATTTAATTTTATGTTTACAGTTTGACCTGGCTTTATGTTTGATGGGTTAATAAAAATATTTTGTGAACCAGTCAAAGCCAATTCAAAGAAGTTACCATTATTTAAATCTAATGAAGCTGTACTTGAAGCTACAGTCAATGGTAACACGTTACCTTGAACTGAACCTGTTAATATAGTATTACCAATTACAGTTAATTCAGGATTTGCTGAACCACTTAATATAAGTGAACCTGTCATTATTGAATCACCAATTACTTGTAATGAACCTGTAATTACTGCTGAACCTGTGAAAGGGAATGGTGATACTGCTGCTGAACCACTAACCACATACAATGTATTTGCATCCAACGCTGAAGCAGTTGCTAAAGTATTGTACTCAGCTGATGTTAAAGTAACTATATTGTTTACTCTTGGTAAACTTTGGTCATCTGTTTGGTTAGTAATTACACTACCTGAGTTTGTACCATTACTTACTAATATTGAACCTGTTACAGTTAATGAACCTGATATGATTGCACTACCCGTGAAAGGGAATGTTGAACCTGCTGAACCTGTAGCTACTGTTAAATTAAATGTACTACCGTCACCCTTTGTAAAAGTTAAAACGTTACTTGCCACACTACCTGTCTTCATCAATGAACCTGTATCTGTTGATACTGCATTCAATGCGAATGATGCTGTAAGTGCGTCGGTTGCATAAGATGCTGAAACAGCTTGTAATACATATGATGCAGTTGCAACTGACATTGAACCTGTTTGAGATACTAACACATAACTTGATAAAGAACTTGTTTCTGCAAATCCTAATTCAACGATTTGTGCTGAACCTGATACAGTTCCCGCTGGTATTGATACACCAGGTGCATAAGATGCAGATAATGCATTGGTAGCAAATGATGATGTACCTTCTAATGAACCTGTAATACCTGCTGTTACAATTAATGACCCTGATATATCTGTACTTCTTTTTAATGTTATTCTTCCATCAGTCCAATTGGCTTTGTTTTGGAAGTTAATCATCGCTGGAAAACTGTCAGTTGGGTCGTTTACCCATATTGAGTTTCCTGTTCCACCACTTACACCAAATCCTGATGGGTCTATTGTAAATCCAAATTCATCGGATGTTGCATTTGATTTATTATACATAAAACCACCACCAACTTGACCAATTGTTCCTGTTGATACACTACCCGCCCTTGCTATTATACTTGATGGTGAAATTGTTGTACCACCAACAGAAGATGTGACTAATAATTGTGATTGTGCAGTTGAACCAACAGGTCTTGTTATAACCATAGAACCTGTTAGTACAATATCATTAACAGCAGAACTTGATATGAATAATGCACCTGTGATTGTTTGGTTACCTATAAATGTATTTGAACCTGTTGTTGCAAGTCCAATTTCTGATATTGATTGAGATATTGGTTGATTTGTTGAATTACCAATCCATAATTTTCCTGTTTGTAAAGTTGGTAAAGTTGCAGGACCAGGATTTAATACCAATCCTTTTCCACCTGTCCCACCTTTTGTAACCACACCTAATAATTGTGTAATTGATGCACTTCCTGATGGACGAGATGTTGACCATCCTCCACCTTCAGCAACATATACAGCGTCACCAGCATTATAACCAGTTAAATTCATTCCTTCAATTAATCCTAATACAATACCTCTTGTATCTGTATTTGAACCGACAGTATCTAAAGCAACATATGTAACAGGCATCTTAGCCGCATTACTTGCATCCGCTCTATATACTATTGGTTTAGCACCTTGTGAACCTGAAATATATAATGGGTCACCTTTTGTTATTGCTTCACCTGAAAAAACATCTTCTAATATTGCATGAACATCGTTAAAACTTAAATTACCAGTACCATCTGTTCCTATCACTTGTCCTACTAAACCATCAACAATTGGGTAAGTTAAGTTATTTAAAACAACTGAACCTGTTCCTGTTAATGTACCACTTACAATTAAACTACCTGTGATTGATTGAGTTGTTGATATTGAACCTGTGGTAATTACTCCAACTGCCGCAACTGATGGTGCGTAACTTGCTGATACTGCATTCTGTGCTTGAGATGCACTTACAGCAAAGTTACTGAATGAAGCACTTATTGTATTTTGTGAGAATGATGATGAAATACTATTCAATGAGTAACTTGACGAAATAGAAGTATCTGAGTTTACAGAATGTGAACTACTAATTGCGTTTTGTGCAAATGATGAACTTATTGAGTTGTCAGTATTAATAGAATGTGATGAACTTACAGCATTCTGTGCTTGACTTGATGATAATGCATTCTGTGCAAAACTTGATGATATTGATATATCTGAGTTTACAGAATATGATGCTGATAGTGCATTGGTTGCATAAGATGCAGATACCGCTTGTAAAACATATGATGCTGTATCAGCATTCTGTGCTTGAGATGAACTTATTGCAAATTGACTAAATGAACTACTTACAGCAAAGTTACTGAACGAACCACTTATTGTATTTTGTGAGAATGATGCTGATGTTGCATTCTGTGCAAATGATGCTGATTGAACATTATCAATTGTAAATGTACTAGTTGTTCCATCACCTTTACTAACTACTATAGTATCTTCTGTTGGTAATAATAATGATACATCTGAAACTAAACTTCCTGTATTTGTTGTATCAGGTGCGTATGATGCTGATAACGCTTGTGTTGCATATGATGCTGTACCTTGTAATGACCCTGTGAAGTTAGTTGCAATAACTGAACCTGTTACAACTAATGGTCCTGATGGTAAGTTAACTGTACCCCAAAGTGTTTGTGTATCACCTGCTTCATCTCCCAATATGTTTGAACCTGATGAGAATATAACTGATGATGTTTGATATATTGTTTCTAAGTAAGTAATTGATGCTGATAGTGCTGTAATTTCTCCTGTAACATTTAAACTTCCTGTTATATTAACACTACTATTTATATTTTGTTGACCAACGAAGTTATTAGAACCTGTTGTTGCATAACTACCTGTTGCACTAATTAACGAATTAACCTTACCATCATTACTACTTGTATATGAATTGAATGAACCTGTGTCTAATTTCGTATTAACTGAACTTGTTGTTGCAAGTCCTGCAATTGTATTGTTCTGATTTAAATCAGTTAATGCTATGCTTTGCGATAGCGAAGTAAGCGATGAAGTAGTAGCATAAGAACCAGTGCTAGCGATAAGTGAATTAACTTTACTATCATTTGAAGACGTATAAGAATTGAAACTACCTGTATCTAGTTTCTGATTTATTTGGTTTTGTAAAGAACCTGTTGCAGTTTCTAAACTACCTAATCTATTATCCTGACCTAAGTCAGTTACTGCAATTGATTGAGATAAACTTGTTAAAGATGATGTGGTTGCAAGTGAACCAGTGATACTCTCAATTGAAGTTAATCTATTATTCTGACTTAGGTCGGTTGTTGCTATTGAACTTGATAAAGATGTTAGTGAACTTGTTGTTGCATAACTTCCTGTTGCACTAATCAATGAATTAACCTTACTATCGTTTGAAGATGTGTAGGCATTAAACGATGATGTGGTTACATAAGAACCTGTATCGGTATTATCTGGTGCCCAACTTGCTGACAATGCTTGTGTTGCATAAGAAGCGGTTCCAAATAAGGAACCTGTAATATTAACAGATGATGTTGATATTTGGATAGGTAAGTTATTTCCTAAACCGTCCTGTGTGTATTGTAATGTTCCAGTTACACCAGTTGTTGAGTTTGCAAGTTTAATTAACCCTTGATAGGATTCCGAAACATATAGATTGGTTAATTGTCCCATTATATATTAATATTTTTTTTCATTTTATGTATTTTTCCAACTTGTTGATATTGTGTTCCATAACTCAGCCAATTCATACCATTTTTTATTATTGAATGGAAGTTCAGGAAGAACACATCTGTTATAATCAAATGGTTGTGTGATAATTAAGTTCATTGTCCATCCACCTAAAACTGTTTCATAGTTTTCTAAGAATGGAGTACAAACAATATTCCATTCACATTCGTACTCTGATAAATACAACACTGTAAATACGTCTTTACATATCTCAAGTGTGTCACTCATTACATCTCTTTGATCGGAATAATCATTGTTTATTTGGTCCGTTATTATTATTTGGAAGTTGTATATCAACTCGTTTTGTGCTAATTGTACCTGACTTGGAACCATATACATTTTTGTATATATAGGTTCAACCTCTGTCTTAATATCATTTGTCAACTGTTCTATATCACCAAAACCAAACGAATTAATTTGTTCGTGTGCTCTAGCAATCTCATCAAAGTCTGATATGATTTGTTTGTATGTAACTTCATTTACTGATGTTGGTAACGTTAATCCTGATATTGGAAGTACACAAGTGTTATAATCAAATGGTTGTTCTATGGTAATGTTCAATGTCCACCCACCTAATACCGTTTCAAATCGTTCTAAGAAGGGTGTGGCGTTAGGTCCCCATAGTGGTTCGTAGTCTATACTGAATCCACCAAATGTTGCTGTGTATGATTGATATAAAATGGTGAATATGTCTTTGGTAATTTCCAAAGTATCCGACATTACATCCTGTTGGTTTGACAAGTCACTATTAACTTGGTCTAATATAATAATTGAAAAGTTATAGTCCAATCTATTTTGTGCAAGAACAACTTCGCCAGGTACCACATACATTTTTGTATATACAGGTTCCTGTTGTGTTTCTATGTCCATAGTGATTTGAGTTATATCACCGTACCCAAAGGAATTGATTTGTTGGTGATTATAAGCAATACCACTTAAATCTTGTATTATTTGTTTATAGTTGACCATTAATAGTAAATATAAAATTATGAAGGATGTATTATGAATTATTCATTTTTTTCTGTAACCTTTCCTGTTCTTGGTCATAATTGATTAGATAGGACAACTGATTAAGAACTTCCATTATGTTTTTCTTGTAGATGTACTCGTGCTTTGTAAAATCATTTCCTGCAAGTTTGTTGACGACAATGAACCACCCATAGACTTTTTGAAAACTATTGCCCATATCATCTTCCTCAAACGCCAACCTAGCTTTATCTTCGTCCAAATTGATAAGGTCTTGATCGAAGACAGCTGGAAATAATTTAAATATCTCTTTGCGTAGTTGATAAAAAAAAACTGTGCTCCAAGAACAATCTTAATATCTAACTTCTTTTTGAACAGTTCCGCCCTGACTTTCATACTATCTATATCATATTTTTCTATGTCAAAGTCGTGTTCTGACCTAATATTAACTATTGGTCTGTACATAATTGACATTAATATGTGTAGTAAATCCAATAGTTCACTCTCTTTTTTGGTTGAGATGGTATCCATATCCACATATTCTGCAAAGGTTAGGTCTTGCCACTTAGGAAAAAACCCATAAGTTACCCCATCAATCTCAAATTTATCCACAAATTTAGGTTTACCTATAGGGATTAATGTCATTATATGTGATGCAAGGTAGTTTACCTTATCATAATCTGACTGTAATAGGTCCTCCATTGGACATTCACATACAATACTAATTAGTTTTGCTGCAAAATAATCCTCTTCAAAAAAGTCTTTGACCTTAAAAATCTTTACATAACTATCTATGTTTATTATATCGGGTAACGTGTACTCCTTTTCTTCTAATTTAAATTTTATCATATGAAACTAATTGAATATTTTCCTGTTGATTTAAGGTTCTTAACCTCAAAGTACATCCTCATCATAAATGCATCAGATAAATCGGGTGATTTACCGAGTATCTTCTTCATCTCATCTTTGGACATTACTGCAACCTTATTATCTTTATCTATGTCTTTTAGCTTAACTGCTAATAGTTCTTGTGTTAGTTCATCAATCACGGATGGTTCCATTACATTAATACTAATCTTACCTTCTTTAAATAGTTCTGATAGTTTAACATAACATTGGGATTTTAGATTGATGAAGTTCTGTTCGTGTAATGCTTTAGAGTTGTTGACAAAGTTTGATCCCCTGATAATATCAGCAACTCCTCCCCCAACACCGTCAGAATCCACAATCACATTCGTAGGATGGATTCCGTACATCCTCATTATATCCGTTATTTCGGTAGATAATTCTGTGGTTGATAGTTTGGTATAGACTTTAACTTCTAAGACAACCAGTCCACTCCAAACAATCACTACGGACCTATCACTACCGAACCTTGCTACGTCAACTGACAAATACTTCTTGTCTGTTGGTTGTGGAATAAATTTAAATACTGATGATGATATGTGGTCAAAGTTAAACAGACTATCGTCCTCTTCCATATAGTTCCAATCTCCTTCAAGTAGTCTACGTCTTTGTGATGGAGGTAATGACTTTAACATCTCAATATATGATGCTGGTAAGTGTGGGTTGTCCATTGGTAATGCTGGTACAAATGCTTTGGTTGGGTCTAATGTTTCTTGTATATACGGAATGTAAAACTCTTTCTTCAACCATACTTGACCAGGGTTACAAGTCATTAACATCTTTGGTTGTAGATTATACTCCGTTAGTTTAAATCTTATACGTGATTTAAGTATGTTGTATGCTAAGTAACTAATCTGTGCTGCTTCATCAATGAAACAAGCTGTAATTTCAATACCACCTAATGAATCAAAGTTGGGGTCTGATGGTTGGAATTGTAGGTCCTTTAATATAATCTCAGACTTATTGTTAAATGTTATTACATTGGATTGTCCATTGTAAACATAGTGTTCCCCTGATTTTAATCCCATCTGTTGTAGAACCTCAAACAAAGTATTAAGGGTTGTTAGTTTTAATTGTTGTAATACTGTTCTACCAATTAAACATCTAATACCATTATACTTTAAACAAAGTGTTGTAACCCATAGACAACCTAACCAACTCTTTCCTGCACCAGCTGAACCTCCGTATAAAACAATATTCGTTTTATCATCCATCAAGAGTTTCCACGCTTGAGATTGTTTCTTTGTTAGATTAATATCTATCTCCATAGTCAAAAACGAAACATTACTAACATTCTTAGTAAATTTTTTTAGTCCTCTGTTATATTAATATTAATTGAGATGGGTTGTCCACCTGAAGTTAAATCTATCTTCTTTGGTGCATCCATTCCTAATATCTTTGTTATGTCCCTGAGAACTTCTGATTCAACCCTTCTGTTACCTGATAGTCTACAACGATTTAAAAGGTCATACATACGATTTAATTGTTCGGATAGTATTTCCTCTTGGTTCTGTGCGTATCGTTCCTTTAAACGGGTTCTAACGTCCTTCCAATAGTTCTCTGCCATCCTAACTGTTATGTTCATTTCCTTTGCGAACTGAGTCTTAAACTCATCATATGATTTTTTCTCATATAACATAAGTTCAAATGCACGATTCATTCTCTCCTCGTACTCCAACTCGTTTACTTTAGTTTCCTTAGCCATTATAATAATTTTAATACATTTCTTACATAGTGGTCCATTCTATTGTATGCTCTATTCTTGCAACAACTATGTTTAATTTCTTCGTTGAAGATAGTTCTATATATATGATTTACCTTTTCTTTAACCTCATCAGTCATACCTGAAACTCTTAATGCTTCAAGGGTAAATAATATATCCTCGTTGGACACACCGTTTATTACTTCTTCTTTCTTTTTGCTTACTGCCATACTACTAAATATTAAATTTGTTAAACTATAAGATTAAATCATCAAGACCTATGGGTTGAAATACATTAACGAATGAAATTTTCTCTTCTTTATTACTTTCCATTTCTTTTAATTCATCTTGTAGTTTCTTGATATATGCTATCTTATCTTCATCTGTTGGGAACTTCTTTTCTAAGAATTTAATTATCTCATCCCTTTTCTTTGACACAATCTTATCTTGTTTACGTTCGTAATATCTTTTTTGTCTTCTATTCATACTTCCGAGTTTGTCTATGTTTTAGTTCCGAGTTTGTCCACTTATTGGTTCTATAGTATCTATGTTATTATACCAATCGTATGTCATATCAGTTGGTGTTGGTACCAAGATATTACCATCTATTTCCTCTGTATCAAATTCTTCTATTATTGGTTTTGGGTTTAGTACTACTTGTTGTCTTTTACCGCAATTGCATCCCATCTTAAATCTTATTTAATTTTAAAGGTTCAAATGGTTTGTATCCGTGAAGTACTCCTTGATAATCAATATCCAAATGGTCAAACTTAAAGTACTCCAACTTGAAACCTGCTTCCCTTAATTTATGTTCACAAGATATTAGACAAGATAAGTTATGATATTCTACACCTATTTGTTGCACAGATTCCAAATAAGACACGTTCAGTGCGTTGATGAGTATCTCACTACCCTCAATATCCATCTTCACTATATCGGGTTTATAATACCCTAAGTATAGTTCAAACTTCTCAATCCTATCTACCATATCCATTATTGGTAGGAAGTTTTTTACAACATAGTTCTGTTTGAACCAATCATAAGATTGTTTATCACTATCAATACCCACCACATTCTTTGCTTTACGTTCTTGTAGGAAGTACCAAGGTGTTGGTGTAAACTCGCTGTTAATACCACAACCAAGGTCTAATACTGATTTACCTTCTACATTTAAAAATCCCCAATGTTCTTGAGGGTGTTCTGTTGCAATTGTTCCTTTAATTAATCTATCCATATTTAATTGTTTAATTTATTAATAATGTTTGTTTTTACCTCTTGTCTAGTTTCTTTAATATAACGCGAAATACTTTGAATGGGTATATTTGTTTTTCTTGACACCGCTTTCATTGAGGAGTTTAAGGATAGGTACATATCCAATAAAGACTTTTTAAACCAATTCAATTCACAATACTCCTGTTCTAATAGTTGATACAACTCCTCAGATTCAAACTCCTCTTGTTCGTAAGACATATCCCAACAGGTTGTTATATCAACATTCATTAATATACGTTCACGTTTAATCCTATAAAAAAATGGGGATGTTTTTGAGAAGTAGTTAATTCTCATTATGGCTACGATATAGTATTTGATTGAGTTGTCATCGTATGATTTTAAAACAATATCGTCTTTGTCATATAATTGTAAAATAACCTCGTGTAGTAAATCTTGTGAGAGTTGGTCACCCCTCGTCATTTTCTTTGAAATGCTTAATAGATTGTAATAATCTTTGGTAATGTAACTCTCAATTTCTTTACGCATTTATAAGTTTTTGTACATCAAACAAGACGCCAGCCACTTCATAGTTTTCTTCCATCTCATTAGTTATTATACTGGATTCTATAATTCTTTCCAATACCATCTTTCTGTTAAAATATTCACTGTCAACGTGTTTCTCTAAAAGATACATAATTGATTCCAATATTGAATTACATATTACATCCTTATCTTCTTGTGGTAAAGAAAAATAATCTGATGGTACCTCTAACTCTCCTACTTTAATATTTTTCATAGTTTAACCATTTATGTATTGTGGTTTCAGATAGATTTAGTTTATTGCTAATTTCTCTATATGTTTTACCTTTATTCCTCATTGCAACAGCAGTATCAAAACTTTCCTTTTTTTGAGGTGTACTAATTACACTTGGGTAATTTTCAAATGATAATCGTTTACTTGATTTAACATTTATAAATACTCCGTCACTGGTCTTTATTCCTTCTTTCCACCATATTCCATTATCTTTGTTGAGTTTCCATCCAATTGCTTTGAGAATATTGTATGTTGCTTCCTTTTGATATTCATCAATCCATTCGCCAGGATTTATTTTATGTTGAAAACTGCCACCATTTTCTTCAAGTTCTTTTATTCTATCAATTCTTGATCTTTCAACTTCCTTTTTATTAATACAAATTCTACAATCTAAATAACTTTTTTTACCTGAATTATTATATCTATAATATTCTGTTTTTAATTTAAATTGTTTACAGGTTCTGCACTGTTGGTAGTTCTTATCAGTAGATAGGTCTGGTTGTGATTCTAGTTGGACTGGTTGAACTATCTCTGGTTTAATGGATACTTGTATCAATTTGGATTCTAATCGTTTTAAACGTCTTCTTTCGTTATGTTGAGTATTGTGGCAAAATCTGCATTCTTTTCTGATTCTAAATTTCTGCTGCGTTGAGTGCCAATACGTTTGAAATTCTTTATCTTCTTTATCAATATTACATTTACTACATACTTTCATTATAAATATCTGCGTTTTAACCAAAAATCCCAGCATCGTAGGAATATGGAAGCAAACCTAGTGCTGGGATTAAACAAGTATTTCACTAACTGTTAT